CTGGAGCTGGGTGTCGTCCATCGCATCGAGGGCGTTTGGATCCTGGCCGGCGGTCGTCAGGGCCTGGATCAGCGTGGCACGGTCGGCCATGGTGGTGACGCCGGCCGGCGGTGGGGTGGCTGGCGTGGCCGTTGGCGTCGGGATGTTCTTGACCAGGTCGGCCAGGGCGGTGTCATCCAGGGCGTCCAGCGTGGACTGGCTCAGCCCGGGCATGGCAGCCTGAATGGCCGCGATCATCTGGGTTCGGTCCACGGCTGTTCTCTCCGCAAAAGTAAAAACAAGGGTCGTGGTTGTTGCGTGTTGGTGTGAGGATTCGGAAAACTGACACGGGGTAGACATCGGCACCGGGTCCGGTAATCGCCCGAGCCGTTTGACTTGAGGAACTTCACCACCGAGGAGCGCGAACCGCCGCAGCGATGGCCCGTGGCTGTGGCCAAAATCATCAAGGAAGTCGTCGTAGATCTCGGCTGACCCGTTCGCGAACTCGCCAGCACGGATACGATCCGCGACCTCGCCAGGAACGTTTACGACATCGCCAACCAGGATCAGGTGGCCGGGGTGGTCCGGGTCGGGCTCGGCGGTCAGTGTGTTGGGGTCGATCCAGCCTGCAGCCGGCAGGTCGGTGCGGTCGAGCCACTCCTGTTCTTCCTCGTGCCCAAGAACGGCCGGTGGCACGAGCAGGTTGAGCCCGTCTGGCCCCAGTCGCTTCCCGGCAATCACCAGGGCGCGAATCAGTGACGGTGGCCAGTCTCGGCCGCGATAGGTTCCAGACGCGAACAGCGACACGCGGGGCAATCGGTAGAGTGCCCCAGTATCCGGCCCAGAAATCAGTGCGTCTGTCGCTCCCATGTGGAGATAATGACGCGGCCGGTTGCCCGAGAAATAGCCACCAGCAAAAACAGCAACGCCCCGTGCGGGGCGTTGCTGTGGCCGGCAGCTCTGGATGGCAGGGGGGTTAGCCTGGATGGATCCCGTGAGCGATCCTGAACTCCTTCATTTCCTTTACGAGCCGCTCGCGTTCAGGACCGTCGGGCGTTGCACGCACCTTGGCCAGCATTTCGAGGTATGTGTTTACCTCCTCGCGTGTCGGGATCGTCACGTCGTCGGCCATTGTTGCCCCCTCGGAAGGCATATTGCCCTCGCTATAGCCTCGTGTTGTCGGGGCCGTCGTTCGGCCCATCGTCAAGAGATTTCTTAGCCCGGCCGCAGCGCGTTGCAATAGGTTTCTGCGACGTTCCGGCGGCGCGTAGTACGGCGGGCGATTCGGATTTTCCGCTTGCTGCCAGGCATTGGTGATCTGCTCCAGGGCCTGGATCGCGGCCAATCGCCTGGCCCGGAACGACCCTTCTGTACGAGCCAAACCGCGTCGCATGGTTTCGGTTCGATTCCGTACATCGATCCACGTTTGATCGGCCCGCAAGGCGTTATCGATCTCGGCGCGAACGTAGGCCGCTGTGCGGGGGTCGGCACCCGCTGGAATCAGCGATGCGGATTTGGCCATCGCCACCGCTGCCGATCGTCCAAGCCGGCTCGTCGTGGGTGCCGGCGTGGCCACCGTTGCCGGTGCCGGGATAGCGGTCGGGGCAGCGGGTTGGGGCTTGCTTGCCGCAGCCTTTTGGTTACGCTCGTTCAAATAGGCGTTAAGAGTCCGCATAGAAAGCGACCCATCCGAAAGATCAAACACAGCGTCGTGCACTTCGTCCCCATTTTTTTGCCACCAGTCGCGGCCTTCCTGCGTGGTGTACAGGTTCAAGACAGATCGGGGGATCTTGCTTCCGGTCGGGTTAGAATCGACCTGTTGTTTGAGGTTCGGTGGCAACTCGGAATAAACCGCCGATGGGACACTGCCATCAAACCCCATGCGAGGCCAGGTATAGTACCCGTTCATGGAGTTGTCCGGGTTGTTGCTGTCGGACCTTGCTGCGGTTGTTTTGATTCTATCTACACCAAGCTTTTTCAGGCCGCGAACCTGATTGACAAAAATCTCAGTGCCGTTCAATCTGGGATCGGCCTGGACCCATTCCGGGTTCTTGTCAGGGTGCGGCGGCTGGCTGAGATCAAATTGGGGGTTTCTGGTTTTTACTATTCGAGAAATGTTATTGTGGACGACAACCTTGCCGTCGTCGCCTCTGGAAAATGACCGATCGGCATAGTATTTCCCCGGGACACCTGCTGAGACTCTCAAAACCGATCCATTGCCTTCACGGTAAATAGCAACCTTGGCCCCATCGACAGCATTGGACGCCGCAAGCAGGTCGCCGCCGCTAATCGCGTCAGGCCCGAAAAGCCGGGCCGCCGTGCGTTTCGTTTCGTCAGTAATTGTGCTCAGCCCGTCGTAGCTGGTGATTGTGACGCCGACCGGTTTTCGCGGTGGATCAGTTGGCGGGGCGATGGTGCGCGGTGGTTCCTTGGCGATCGTTGGCCGTGAGGGTTCGACCGGCGATGATGCCGGCGTGGTAGGCGATGGCGGGACAGCAGCCGTTGCCGGGCGTTCGAGGGCAATCACGTCCTGATTGCCAGGAGCCGGCTCTGTTTGCCCCATACGGGAGCGAACGTGTTGAAGGAGTTGCGCCCGCATATTGGCCGCCGTTCTGGGGCCGGTGATGGGCACGCCCAGTCGTTGCCGTAGTGCGACCAGGCCGGCATACGGAGTCGTCTGAATCGTCTGTTCCAGTCGAGCCAACTGGGCCGCATCCTTCGCGGCAACCGGTGTGGTGGGCTGTGCCGCCGGCTGCGATCGCCTGCTGGCGGCTGGCGTGGCAGCTTGGCCGCTGGTTGCCGGCGGTGTTGTTGGCGATGGGACCGCAGAGCCGGAACCGCCACTCGCCTGGCCACCCGACCGCATTCGCTGATACGTCGCATCACTGAGCACCCGCCCGCCGGGCGACCGCCAGCGGCCGCCCTCGATCTGTCGCCAGTCGTCCCAGGCAAACGTTTCCAGTTCGGCCATCAACGCCGCCGAATCGGCCACAATTCGACGGAGTTCCCGGCATTCGGTCGGCGTCATGTGTCACCTCACCAGGTCTGTTCCAACCGTTCACCGTTACGCTGCAGGTCGGCCCACTCGTATTTGCTGATTGGTGTGCTACCGCACCGGCAGTTGAACACCCGTGGCCCGCGCACCTCATGGAACGTCGCGGAGTTGGGGTAGTAGCGGTCGAACCGGGGCTCGTGATCTGCGCCCTGTCGCCCGTCGCGGATCCCCTCGTACCGCCACACCGGGAATATCTCTTGCATGGCCGGATCCGCCAGCTCGGCCGCAACGCCCTGGTTGTAGGCGTCCATCACATTGGTCCGGACCACCATTTCGGCATACTGCGGGTTGCGTGAACTCACCCCGACCGTGTCGAGGATCGCCTGCACATCAGGCGTGGATTCGCCAACCTGGCCCGCCAGTTCCGCTGCGATGGCCTGCTTGACCTTGTCGAGCATGACCTGATCCGTGGCGTGGGCCAGGGTGAAGGCGTGGCGATCGAGGAGAGGCCCGTACCGCTGCGGGTCGCCGGCCAGGTCGGGGACCAGTCGCTGGAAGTAGCCAATCGCGGCGGCTGGCGGCTGGGGCGGGATTGGCTCCGCGAACACGGCCAACGGATCGTCGTCTTCGGCAAACGGGGTCGCCTGTTGCTGGGCTCGCGCGGCCAGTCGCCGCACCCGTGCCCGGCCGAGCAGATCCGCCGTGGCGATCTGGCTGGCCAGGGCTCCCGTCAGTTCCGCCAGCTCGGCATCAGTGAACAGGACCGGTGAGGCCAGCGGGTCAGGACTGGCCAGAAGGCGATTGACGGCACGTCCCACCAAATCGGCGAGCAGATCGACACCGCGGCGTTTGGCAGCCGACAGCAGTTCCGTGGCCCGCTGACCGTCGCGGCCTGCGATCGCCACCTGGTCGCCCAGTGGGGCTGGCCCCTCGGCAAATTGCTCCCGCTGATCTGGGATCAGCGACATCGAGCGAAGGATTTGCAGGTCCTCGTCATCGAGGTCGGGTTCGTCGCCTTCAAATGGCCAGTCTGTCAGATCCTGGTCTGGCATCATGTACTCCTCTTCGAAGCCATCAATTGATTGTACGTGTCTTCGTAGGCGTGCTGAACGGCCTGAATTGGATCACCATTGAAGTTTAATCGCGTACTGGCCAACTGGGCAAATTTCTCTGGGGTCAGGCCCGTATCGCTCGCCCGCGATGACCAGGCATGATGAACCTGGCTGGCCTCGGGCGATGACCAGAAGCGATTGAAACGATTAACGCCGGTCGTGTAAATGATGTGCCGATATTCGTTATCAACTCGCTCGCGGACCCGTTCCGGATCTTGCCCCAGTTTTGCGACTATTTCAGGGCTGTCTAGCATCTTGGCAAATTGTTTTTGCACCTCATCAAATAGCCCAATCGCTTCGAGCCGTGCGCGGTTATTCTCTACCGTGCGGGGAAACGTTTCCCAGATCCGTTCGATAGGACTCATTTGAGCCCGTTTTGTCGCAACCGCCCGTTGCTGTTCCATCTGGGTTCTCAGTGATACTGCCTTGGATTTTCGATCGGCAATAACCTGATTTCGCCGGCTGATCGCCTCTTCGCTCGTATCGATTGGCGGCTTTCCTTTTCGCTCCAAATACGAATTGAGACGCTTGAGGCTGGGCGATCCCGGCGTCAAGTCGAAATTCATTTCGGTCATGTACCCATTGTCTTTCCAGTATCTCTCGCCCTCTGGCGTTTCCAACAAATCCTGAACGGTTTTGGCAGATTTCAGTTCAGGTGGGAGCCTGCGACGAAAGGACTGCGATAGCTCCGCGTCATACCCCAAAGTGGCCCAGGTATAATACCCATTCATTGCTGCGCCACCACGGCCCAGCCGTCCTTTCCCAGCCATGGTGCTGATCGAGTTTGCCCCCGCCGCAAACGCACCGCGAACCTGATCGCTAAACGCCGCTGTCCCAAACCCACTACCTTGATAGCGTGGCTTCAGGAAAAACATGGAGTTGTGAATGTGAATCGTTCCGTCTGGTTCGCCTTTCCAGTTGGTATGCAAGGAAACCTGCCGATCCCACATGTCAACGTCTGGGTGATCGATTGATATAGATAGACCTGGAGTCGCCTCCACACCATTGATTGTTCTTTGATACCGCATAACTCGGGCGTTGGCTCCATTTGGGAGCTGCAACAACTTGGCAACGCCCGAATCTGCCGTCAACAAATTCTCCACCGCAACCGTTTGCCTTACCTGTTCGTCGGGAGGTGCCGTCGAGCTCCACGAACTGGTCGCGTATGTTGTTGTGGCTGGCTTGCTCAGCCGGGCTTGACGCTCTGCCCACGCCCGCTGTTTAGTTTCGTTCGGTCGATCCTTGGGCTGTCGCCCATAGACCTCACGTCCCGTGTCCAGGTTCTGCCATTTCCTGTTCGCCCCCGTGGCTGGCACCTCGATCCAGTCGGGCTCGTCCCACGTCTGACCGTAACGCGGCCGTTGCGTGGGCAGAGGCACACTGATTGGGCCTGTTCCAGTTGGTTTCAAATCGGACGACTTATCGCCAGGTTTCAGATCGGGTTGATCCCCCGTTTTCAATTTGGCATCATCCTGATCGTTACTGTCGCTGGGCTTTTCGATCTGGTATCGAACCTCTCCGGTCGCCGCATCCACCCAGCCCCGGCCACCGCGTTCACCGGTGTACGGTTGCCACTCGCCGAACCGCTCCGCATAGCTGGCCGCACTGCCCCAGTTCCGCCGAGCCGACTGGGCGGCCATGCCCCCCATGACTCGCTTCGCAGCGACCGCCGAGGCTGCCGCCGGCGCTGTGGCAATCGCCCCCGCCGCAACCGGGATCAGACCAGCCCCCACGGCCACGGCCGGAGCCGCAACGATCGCCGTGGCCGCCAGGATCGAGCCTGCCCACCAACCGTATGGCCCGAGCGTTCGTCGAGCCGATTCCGCAAAGCTCCTGACCGCCTTCATTGCGATCGAACCCGCCGCCTTGATCACCCTGGCAATGCCGCTCAGGATCGCGCCCACCCGGGTGGGGTTTCGCTCCGTGGCCAGCGATTCGAGCCCGTTACCGATCTGGTCCGCGACCGGTTTCGGCAAGCCGGTGACAGCCGATTGCCAGGCAGACCGAGTCGCCGCCGGATCCGCCGGTTCAATCTTCGGGGCCGCATTGAGCAGGCCCGCTCCAACCGCCCTGGTGCCTGCTCCCAGTTCGCGAAGGGTGTCAGGGTCACCCGCCTCCACTCGCCGCTGGAAGTCGTTCTGATCGAGGTAGCCGACCAGCCGCGCCGCCGCCGACGCGACCGCCCCACCGACCAGAGCCCCGAGCGGGCCACCCACAAAACCGCCGACCGCCGCCCCGGTCCCGATGGCCCCGGCGTGGGCCAGCGTACTGGCTGTGGTGCTCGGTTCACTGTCGTCGTCGGGCGTGGCCGATTTGCGGGCCTGGTACTCCGCGTCAGACAACACTCGTCCGCCAGGAGACCGCCACTTGCCGCCCTCGATCTGTCGCCAGTCGTCCCAGCCGAACGCGGTAAAACCCGCTTCGGAAAACGGCGACACGCCGCCGCCACCGAACGGACCTTGGCCGCCCAGCATTGCTCCCACGCCGCCGAACCCTCCTGGGCCGCCTGGCGGCGGCTGGCCACCCAGCACGTCGTCAGGATCGTTCGGGTCGGCCTGCTGAATACCCAGTGCCTTGGCGTAGTATTTCTTGCTTGGGGTCAACCCGGCCTGAATGCCCGACTGGAGGAGTTGCAGCAACTCCAGGTGCTCGGCGTTGCTCACCGCCCCGAACGTGAGCCGTGGGTAGTCGCCACCCGCCGGGTACGGATAGTTGAAGTCGATCAGGTCGGGGATTATCTGCGAGTTGATCGCGTCTTGCACCAGGGCCATGAGAAGCCACGGCCCCAGATCCGACATCTGTTTTTGGACCTTCGTGTCGCCCCGCGCATCCGGCACATTGCCCTGGAGAATTTGCAGCGTGGCGAACGCGATGCCAATTACAACCTCTTCGCGTTTCGACTCGACGAAGCTCTTGTAGTCCGGCTCGCTGGCCGTGCTCAGGGCGATCGCCTCGACGCGGGTTCCTTCCGGAATTGACATCCACGTCGCAGTTCGAGCCTTGGCGAGTGCGTCTTCGAGCGGTCCCTTGTCGTCGTCGCTGGCGTATGTGCCCACCAACATGCCAGCCATTCGTTTTTCGTGGTGGATCACTCGCAGCTTGTCCACGGTGTCAAGCATCCACCAGGCGCTGTACGACGGACGGAACGCGGCCTGACCAAGCGGCTCGTCGAAGACCGGCAAATAGCGAGCGTACACGAAGTCGGTGATGGGGTAGCGTTCGCCCAGTTGCCGCGACGACGTGATTGAAACGAGGTTGTTGAAGCTGTCGCCTTCGAGGTGCAAATAGGCCGGGTCGGTGTCCTTGGCCTTCAAGGCGGTCAGAACGATCTTGCCCTCGTCCGGCCCGCGTTCGCAGTGGCCCCACACCTTCTCCGCGATGGTGAACCCACACGGCCCAAACGGTGCGGCGATCGCCCGGACAATCGCCGGCAACCCACCCCGAACGTGTTTCTCGATTACCCGGCGAACAAACGCGGCCTGCTCCTCGGCTTCCGAATTTCCTTCCTCACTGGGCTGGACCTGAAAATCCTCGCTGGCCACGGTCAGGAGCTGCGTTTCCCACGCCGCCTTGACGTAGGGCGAGCGGATCATCTGCCGCATGGCGGCGCGAATCTCGGGGCTGTCCTGTGTCGCACTGTCCGCGTATGGCAGGAACCACACCCGACCGCCAAACCCGTGGTAGTAGTTTGCCGGGATCCGCTCGCCGGTCGATGGGGCTGGACGGCGGCGATACTCCTCGATTCCCCTGCGGGTTTGCTCGATCAGACGGGTGGCCCGTTCTTCGGGGGATTCTGTCGGCAGCTCAAACGGACGGTCAGCCGTGCCCACCTTGAGCGGGGTCGGCCGGGCCTGGAAGCCGGGCAGCAGGGACGAGAGGCGGGTGATGATGCTCGGTCGCGGCATGGTCGGTTCCCTGAGGGTGACACCACCCTAGGGGCCGACGTTGCCCGAATTCAGGGCAGGAACACGCCCGGTGGGGCCGTATCGACGGCACTGGCGGCTGCCGACTCGCCTGAGCCACCCCCCACGCGGATGGCAGACGGGTCGCCACCGCCAACGTGTTCGCCCAGCCAGACGGCCAGCATCACGGCGCTGACCAGGTCGTCATTTGTCCCCGACTCGGCCCCGAACACCTCGTTCTTGGCCTTGGTGATCTTGACCCGGAACCGGGCCAGCTGATCGCGGAGTCGAGCCGCGGTCGGCAGTTTCGGGTGCGCGGTCAACAGGTCGGCTTGGAGCAGCACCTGGAGCAAGGCCACCTGTTGTGATTTGGGAACGTGGTATTCCCGCGTTTCGCGGTCGTGGGTGACGGAGTGCCCGGACGTGGTGAGCAAGGGATACAACACTACGGGGGGCCTGGCATCGCGGAGCAGATCGAACACCGGCCGACCGACGCCGGTGTAATCCACCGCAACCGAGGCCCCACGAACCTTGTCATGCGAAAGCGTTTTGACCACCCGCCCGACCTGGTCGGTGTACGATACGCCGAGCGGATATTCGTCGAGCAGTCGGATCACGTACTGATGGCGGCGGCGGAACCGGGGCTGATCTAACCTCACCCGCTCGACCAGACACAAGGCCGAGTGGTCTGCCGACTGCCCCAGATCCAGACCGCCGATCAGTCGCATGGTCACTCCACGGGTTCCACAGTGATGGTGCCAAGATACTTGGTGCCACTGGCTTCCTTGGCCTGATACCATTTCTCGCTCTTGATCGCCACATCCTCGGGAAACGTCGTGGCCTTTGCGGCGTCTTCTGTCCAGCCGGTCACATTCCCGGCCGGAGCCACCTGTGTGGCGTAGTGCGTCTTTGCCGGGATCTTGACACCATTCACCTCACCCGCCTTCACACGCTTGATGAAATACATCGTCACAGCTCCAAAGGGGCAAAGCGAGCATCGTCGGCAAACAGGCCGTCGATCGACTCGCCACTAAACACGGCGTCCGCGGCCGACTCGAACGAGCAATACCACTCCTGCCGGAACCAGCGCGGCCCAAGCTCTTGCCGTTCTTCCGCAAGAAATTCGGGTGTGATCCGCGGGCACTCGTCCGCTGTCACCCGGTAGGCGTCGAACCGATCCAGTCGGTTACCGTCCTTCCACAGATCGAAGAACCACCCGAGCTGGCCGAACGGTGTGCTGGTGGCGACCAGGTGGGCACCAAGAGCCAGCATGGGGCGAACCGACTTGTACAGCTCGTCGCTGACCCGGGCCGCCTCGTCGATCACGATCAGGGTCGGCGTGAAGCCGACCACACCCCGCTGGTTGTCGGGCAGCGACATCAGTCGCGAACCGTTGGCCCATTCCACCATTGTGACCGTGTCGCGGACCCTGGCCACCGGTCGGCCGATCGTTTCGTCGAGGTCCAGCACGGAGCGGGCAAACTCGACCGATTGCCGAATCGTCGGAGAAAACACCAGGGCCAGCGATCGAGGCTCAGTCACACAGTGCCGGTGGGTCTTCGTCGCCGCCACCGTCGTTTTCCCGGCCCGGCGACACGCCAGCACGGTTTGCCGGGTCGCCCGAGAGTTCAAAAACGCGGTCTGCCACGGGTCCGGACTGACGCCTCGTGCCCGGAGGGCCCAGGTCGGGTCCCGCTCGATCTGTTCCAGGGTTGGTGATCGTGTCGTCAGCACCGCCGCCCGGATCTCGTCCACCGTGTACCGACGCGGCGAGTGCGGCGCGTACCGCATTGGCCTGTTCTGGTGGAAGGGCGGCAAGCAACACCTCGACAACCGGGAGATCCTTGTACAGACCCAGGTGCCGCATGAGTTTGTCACGCGCGGCCAGCTTGTCGGCGAATTTCAGCTCGACCTGTTTCTCGACGACGTTTCCATCCTTGTCGAGAATTGGCTTGACCTTCACGCCGACAATGCACTTCCGCACCTCGTAGGGAATCAACCGGGGCGGCAGCGGCACCCAGTCCTCGACCGACAGATCAAACGCGGCTCCAATGTCGTAGTTGGCCAGAAGCGCCAGCTCGCGAACCTCCCGGGCGGCGCTAAATCGAGCCTGTTTCTGTAACTGTTTGGACCCGGCCTTGATAGCCGCCTGAATGTTGTTTTTTTTCAGTAGCTTCGAGGCGCTCTCTCCTGCCGTCCGGCGTTTAACATGCGGATGGACTCGCAGGTACGCGGCCGTCCCGTTGCGGTCGATCAGATATTCATCGACGAACCGCTCATCGTCTGGCTTGAGCTTTGGTGGTTTGGACGCCATGACAGTCGCATAATGTGACGCAGAGTTGCCCGAAAACGATGTGGATAATTGAAACATCTGCCCGATAATAGAATTGGGGAGCGACCGGCCACCGCTCCCCAATTCCCGAACGCTATTGATGTTCGACACGCCCTGTGTGGATCCTACCTCACCCATGCGGGTACGGACAAGGTCTGTATCTGCACGTTAGCGGAGGGCGTCAGAATATGCCGAGCGTGTCGCGGCCTGCACGTCAATCGAACGATCCGGACAAGTACATTCGCTGTGTGAAGGGTCGGTACCAGGCTCGCCCGTGGATGGAGGCCCCCGACGGCGGCCGGGGCGAGCGTTACGACCTGGGGTTGTTTGCCACCAAGCACCAGGCTCGGAAGGCGATTTTCGATTTCTGGTGGGGCAAGCGGGAGTCGCACCCCAAGTTCACGAAGGCCGTCACGCTGCGCGACGGTACAACCCGCTATCTGGCAATCGTGGTGTACGGCGGCCAGACGGAGACCGCCGGCACTTACGCGACCCGCGAGGAGGCGGCGGCAGCAGCGTATGGGTTTTGTTGCGGGGCGTTTGGAGCACTGGCTGGCAGCGTGATTGCCACGCTGCGGAAGTAACCGGATCGACCAGTCTTGATCACCACGCGGGCGGTTTCAGGCGTCGTTCCAGCAATCGCCACGACTGACGCCCAAACGCTCGCGGCCCCCACCGCCGCAACGCGGAAAGGCCGCGTTCTGTGCAGTGTGTACCATGCTCGTTGTGGGTCAGGTATCCGGCCTCCTCAACAGCATCAAGAACAACAAGGGGCACCGGTGCCGCCCCGCGTTGATTGGTCCCGGGGATTGTCAGCCAGACCCCATCGTCGCGGACCTCAAACACATCGCCAAGGGCAACCGCCAAAAGCATCAGCATGGCCCCGGCGTGATCCCGCACTGGGATGGGCTCGCACTCAGGGGATTTGTTCATGCCGCCCCCCGAGTTTCGCGGAACACTTCGCGAGCCACGTCACACGAATACCCTGCGGCCTGTTCATCGTCTGGATGATGGAGATGGTAGCCTTGCTCCAACCTTGCCTGCATAACGGCAATCTTTTCAGCAGTCCCTGGTCGAAATTCAGTCGGATACGGCGGTAGTGGCAATCGCGATTTGATGGCACCACCGCCATAGCTCGGCACCAAAACCCCCCGCCGCTTTGCGGCCCTGACCCGGCACTGGCCGCATCGGGCCTCGCGAGCCTTTTGAATCATCTGAAACCCTGACGCCTTCACGGTGCGCAAAGCGCCGCATTCGCAACACGGGACTTGTATGGGCTTTAACATTAATCACACCCTGTGAGTTCGGTCATCCTCCGCTGCACGGTCCACACCGGCAGCACAACCAGTTCGCTGATCTGCTCCAGGCTCGCGGTCGGCCCCAGTGCGGCCAGGTCATCCACCTTCCTTCGGCGTCTCCTTGGCTTCCGCGACGATGACACGGGCAACATTGACGAAATCGGCATACGATTTTGCTACGCCGGTTGTCGATCCGCCATCCGCTATATATCCCGCCGCCATTACCCCCGCGACTAGTGCCGTCAGCGTCGTATCGTCCAACTCAAACTTGATCCCACCAGAAATCAGCGTATCGGTTGCAGAAACAATCATAGGATCACCCCTCCCCGCCGAGGTCCGGCCCCGGCAATTGTGTGCCGAGCAGTTTTCGCGACAGGTCCGCCACCATGCCTTGCAGTTTGGCCACCTCGGCCCGCAGGTGTAGGCACTCGTTAATCAGCGATTGCATACCATAACTGACGCCGTATGTGCGGAATGTTTCGATCGCCTGATTGCTCAACTCCTCGCTCCAGCCCTGTTCGCCCGCATCAACAGCCATCGGTTGTCCCCTTGGTGATCTCCTCAAGTCTCCGCTGCACGGTCCACACCGGCAGCACAACCAGTTCGCTGATCTGCTCGACGGTCGCGGTCGGTCCCAGGGCGGCCAGGGCCTCCGCAACATCCCCGCGCTGGCTCGCCGCGATGGCGTCTGGCTCGGTGTCCGGCGTGAGCTGCCACGCCGAGGGCGGGGTGCCCCAGTTGTCGCGCCAGTCCCCAAGCTCGGGCCGCTCGGGTTCGGGCGGGTGCGGCTCGGGTTCGGCCAAATCCTCGTCACCGTGCGGCAAGATTGGCATGGCCAGGATCTCGGCGTCGGTCAAGGCGTTGACGCCAAGGTACTGTTCGGCCCCATCCCAGACCGATCCCACCGGGTACAGCTCCTTCACCCCGGGCGTGTAGTAGCAGTTCCAGCACAGGTTCCGTGGCCGAGTCACGACGCTGCTGCGGCAGTGTCGGCAGATCCGTCGGCCTGTTCCGCCAGTGCTCGGCCCGCTGCCGTCACCGTCCAGCGGTGGGGGTACAGTTGCGACGGCTGGAAATACTGGGTCGCTGGTGTTGCCGCCTGTGGCCCGTTGTGGTTTAGCCGACGCTGCACGGTCGTCAGGTCCAGTTTCAACTCCTGACTGATCTCCTCTACGGTCAACGGCCGCTCCAGTTCCACGATCGCCGTGGCAATCTCCAGACAGTGCTGGGCGATCATCTTCCTGGTACGCTCCGTCCCCGGATCGACAGCCGGGCTCGACTGCGGAACTGGGGCTGCAACTGGGGCTACAACTGGGGCTACAACTGGTTCTGGAGGTGGATCTGTCGCTGGGCTCTGGTTCTCCATCGCGAGCCGCCCCGCATCGGTCAGCATCCACGGCGTGCCTGTACCCGGGGATTTGCTGAACCACGGGTGGTGTTGGATCGCATTCGTGAAATTCTGTCGTTTGGTCTGGAAGTGGGCTGCGATCTTCGCCGTGGTCAGCGACCCACGCTCGAACAAAAGCCGTGCAATCTTCGGCGCCCACTTCCCGCCCGTTGTCGAGTTCGCCGACCGCTCCGGCCGTTCCCGCTTGGCCCCGGCGTCCTGGTCGGCTGCCGGGGCGTGCGAGTTTCCCACCGGCACCAGCACGGGCTGGGTGGTGGCCACGTTACCGAGTGTCGCCGCAATCAGGTCGCGGAGTATTTCCAGTCGCCATATCTCGTCCTTGACTGCGACCAGGTCGGCCTCGGTGAACGATGCCAACTGGTTCGAGATCGTGCGAATACGGTTCAAGTCGGAAGGTCGTTGAGTGGTCATGGATTGCCTGCAGTGGGGTGTGAATCACGCCTTGGCCGGGGTCTTGGACGCAGCCTCAACCGCGTCCTTGAGGTCTGCGACAAGGTCGATTACGTTGCCCGGCGTGTCCGGGCACGGGTAGGGTTTGAGCCCGAACGTCTCGCCCGCTGCGAGTCGGTCAGCGAGCTGGCCCATCGTCGTGACGCCGTGACGGGCCAAAGCGATGAACATCGCGGGCGGGCCATAGAGTGCGGCCACAACGGACAGCGAACGCCAGCCGCGAGCAGTGGTCTTGCGGGTGCGTTTCATGTGGCACCCAGTTGTTTGCGGAGCCGTCGCACCTCGGCGATCAGGGCGGGAACCGCCTGGCGGGCCAACGCAATAAATGTTGCGTCAGCGACCCGAAGGCCAACAGATTCAGCGGGAGGAGTGCGATCTTCAAATTCTTCGTGAACTTCACCGTCTTCGGTTGTGTGGGTATGTTCTGTAATCCGTTGAGGGTAAAGAATCTTTCTTTCGTCAGCGATCGAAAATGATTCGGCGTATTTTGCCGACTCGGTCACAACGCCACCACTTGTGGCCCCAATTGGCGTGTCGATTTGGTCAAAATTCTCAAACGCGGTTTTCTCATCATCCCAGTACACAGCTTTCCACGGGCCCGGAGTAGCTGCGTTTGCAATCTGTTCCAGTCGTGTCAGTTCTTCGTCAGACATGTGTTCCTCACCACTGTTCCGGTTTGATCTCATCCCAGACCACGCCGAGTGCCTGGGACAACTGCCACAGCGTGTACAGCGACACCCCCCGCTTGCCGTTCTCCAGGTCGCTCAGGTATCCGTTCGACATCCCGTCGCGTTCGCACAGATCACGCTGAGACAGCCCCAGTCGGGTGCGGATCTGCCGCAATTGCCGACCGAAAGCGACAGCGAATACCTGGGGTGTGCGGGCCTTACTCATGAATCATTCCGCTGCGTGTGAATAAACCCACCGCGATCGGTTCCCACTGAGTTGATCCCTCTTGAGCCCAGTGTGTGGCCCAATCGGGTGGTAGCTCTCCAGGTTTGCACGCCACCATTCGCATGTGTCCGGTACCGCCGTGGCGAGATGGCGGCTGGAAACCAATCACCCAGTACGATCCGGCACATGGTGGGGGCCTTCGCTGACTGCCAGGCGTACTCACTGCGAGCTCCCAAGTTCTCGCAAAAGCAAGTCGGCATCTGTCACGGATCGCAGCACAACAGGCAACCCGCCCGCGGCCAGGACGGCGTCGAGGAACAGTCGTTGTGGCATCGTCACCGGGCCGCCCGGGCGCTTGATTTCGGCCGCCACAAACCGCCCGCGGTAGCAGACCAGCAAATCTGAGCAGGTGCCCACGCGGGTGGTGTGGCATCGCATCCGGCCGCCATCCGCTCGTGGCAACAGCCCACCATTGACGCGGACGACAACAGCTCCGGCTGCCTCCAGCCTGGCAATCACAGCCCGCTGAATGTCGGCCTCGCGTTCACGCGGTGGTTGTGGGCTCGGCTTTCGCTGCCGAGCCCCGGATCGAGCTGGCCCAGTTTCGTCCAAAAGCCGACGAGCCTCGGCGGCTGTAAGCCGAATACGCGGCATTTCAAACCTCCGCGCCGGCCTGGCGAGCCGCGTCAGCAGCCGCCCGGGCATTGGACAGGTTGAGGTACTCGACGGCGTGATGGCCGTGCCTGGCAACAACGTCGCGGAACCCGTCCCCGGCGTTCCAGTTCCCCGGGATACTCCTCAACCGGGGGCGACCCAGATCGTCAAGCTTCCATCCAGGGGCGTCGGCATTCTCGGCACGCAGCTTGGCCAACTCCTCCGGCGGTACCGGGATCGTGTCCAGGTGTGAAAGCTCGTGATCGAGCAAGCTCACACGCTGCTCGTGGGGCAGCGCCAACCACTTTGACTCGTCGATCACCAGTTCCGCGTCGTAACTCTTCGAGACGCGATCCTTGAGAGACACTGGCTTGATCTTTGCCAGAGCCGCATACCCCCCGTGCGTTACCGCGTCCCCATCCGGGTTCAATGCCATTAAAACGCCAATTTGAACATTTGCATCACGCAGGTTGGGATGCCACTGATCGCGAACTTGCTCAAGCAATATTAAGACTTTTTCGTCAGCCTTTTGGTAGGTTACCGACATCCGCGCCGATCTCCGGATACCCCCCCCCCTGTTTTCCCTATAAGGGGGGTAAAAAGTGAGTAATTGAACCTTTCAATTTCCCCCCCCCTTATAGGGAAAACAGGGGGGGGGGTATTTGAATTCGCGTTGCGAGAATTACCCCAGAAGATCGCTCTGGAGTTTGCGCAGCAGTTCCGCCCCCTCGTTGACGAGTTGCATGTGATCCACCTTGCCACCTCGATCGGGGTGGTACTTCATCGTCATCATCCGGTGCCAGGCCCGGATGACCCTGTCCAGCGTGTCGCGTGCCGTTGCGTTGCCACCCGACGACGGATGTGGTGAAGGCGACGGCGGTGGTCGTGGTGGGTCGCGTGCCAACCCTAGCCGAATCTCAATGGCCCGGCGAAGCGTCGGCGAGATCCGCTCGCAGTTGTCCAGAACCCACGTCAGATAGTCATCGGGTATGTCCTCCAGGTCCTCGCCGCGATACTTCCCCCACGGCATCTCCATGTCTGCCTCCTGCGTGCAGCCGACATTCAAACGGGGAATTTAGTGGATTTATGTGGCAATTTAGTGGATCTGGACCGCAGCGACGTAAGCCGTTTTTAGTCTTGCAGTTAGATGCGGTCGGGTGAATTTAGTGGATAAAGTGGATCAGTTTCGGCAAAAAAGGGGTTTCCGCACATCGAGCAAACTGATCCACTTTATCCACTAAATTCACCATTTAGCCCGTAACCCTTTTCGCATTATCAACTTCCAAAATCGGAGCTCAGATCCACTAAATTGCCACATAAATCCACTAAATTCCCCGTTTGAGAGTCAAGCGTTCGAGTGTTGTAGCGTGTCCACGAGGGCCTCGGAGGCCTGCGGATTGACCTCGTAACAGCCGCTGGCGGGCCGTCCAGGACCCGGGCGTGGGCCGTCTTCGGCCCAGCGAACGCAGCGGTGGGTTGTGAGCAGCCGCAACGCCGGCCCAAGGTCCTCGGGAGTCCGAAACAGGCTGTTTCGGCGAAGGGCTCGCCAGGCGTCGGATCGCGTGAATCGTTCGCAGCGGGAACTAATGGTCCACCGCAGCACGGCCCGGGCAGACGCCAGCCGCTCGTCGCGGCCGGCGGACCGGTGGACCCGATCGGCGTGGTTCAAGAAGTACGCGGCGAGTGCGATGCCACGCTGCAAGTCCTCGACTCCGACCCCCAGGCCGGGGCGTTCGCCGTAGGCCTCGCGGAGCAGGTGGACCACAAGAGCCAGCCTTGCGGCGTAACCGGAAATCTTGGCCCCCACGGAACGAAAATACGGGGCGGCGTCGGGCTGTGCGGCCATCTCGCTCAGTTCGCGAGTCCAGCCCTGCCACATCGGCCGGGCGTCCTCGGCCATCGCGATGATGTTGGGCCGCGAGGTTCGCCCGTCGGCTTCGTGCATGGACATGGCCCACAGCGTTTGCAGCGACCGCGACCACGCCCCGGTCAGGCTCTCGTTTACAGTCGCAAACGTCTCGACTGGCAAACCGTGGTCGTGTGGGTAGGCAAACAGAAACCGGTCAAACAGTCCGTCAGAAGGCCCAGTTCGCAAGGCATCGAGGACCTCGGGCTGGATCCCCCCCACGACGGACAGCCGAGGTCGTTGCACAAAAATCGGCGGGCTGTCCTTCGATTTGCGGTCCACCTTGATGGGTCGGCCGTCCCAGATCGAAAGATAGTGCGAACGATCGGAGCCGCGACCGCCGGCCTTGTACTGATTGAATCCGGACAACCAGCCGGACATCTCGTCCCAGACCATAAGCAGGCCGCGAGGGTTATCGCTCAGCATCTGGGCGAGTTGCTCGACGGTCACGTCTGACACGTACACGGGTCGTTCGCTGCCGATCTCACGTCTGCGGGCATGTTCGGCAAACACTGGTGCCAGGATCGGGTGAACGCCGGGACTCTTGCCGGACCCCGGCGGGGCCACCACGCAAATCCACAGGTTAGAGCCCTGGTAGTACCCGGGCTTCACGGCCAGGTCGTAGCTGGCACCAACCGCCCCGGCCGCAACGCCAAGGGCGTGCACTGCCGGATAATCGACCGGGCAACACACCGCCTCGGCAATCTGGGCTACCAGGTCCTGGAGCTGAGCGGGCAGGGCCTCGATCGGAAATTCCGCGAGGTCCGGAGCAGGGTCCGTCAATGGGATCGGTGGATCCCAGGGCTCGGGTTCGCCTGGCAAACGGGTCGCGGCGACAATCTCAAGCAGCCGCTTGCAATCGTTGCCCGGCTGCCGTAGCCAGTCGCTCACGTCACCCTTGTCGGGCAAACCCGGCAAGGTGACAATCTTGACGCTCGCCGCCTTGCCGTCGAGTGCCCCGCGAACCAGCTCGGCGTGACGACGCCCCGCCTCGTCGTTGTCGGGCAGGATAACCACCACACGGCCACGGAGATGGTCCGAGTATTCTGGACGCCATTTCATCGCACCATGAGGGTTGGTTGTTGCCACCAGACCAAGGGCAGCGAGTGAATCCGCGTCCTTTTCCCCCTCCACCACGTACACGGGTTCTGTGGGGGTCGCTGCCAGGAGTTCTGGCAGCCGATACAGCACTCGGGCTACACCGTCGAGATTCCAGACCCAGCCGCCATTGCCATCCGGCCGGCGCTGCCGAAAGTCTTTGGGTGCGGACAGCCGCACCGCCTGGTAGAGCAGCGTGCCGTCGGCCGAACGGTAGTCGTAGGTGCGGACAATCCGGTCCTCAAACCCGAATCGCTGGGCCTGGCCGTCAAACAGGTCCGCCAGGGACAGACCCAGCGCCCGACAAATATCTCGGGCCTGGCAGCCGTGCGACCGGCACACCAGCAAAACTCGCCCGTCCTCGCCAGCGGCCACGTCCAGTGAAGGATGAGTGTCAGCGTGGGCGGGGCACAGGGCTCGCCACTCGCGACCCTTCTGCTGCACTAGGCCCCGCTCACGGAGCAGTGCCAGTACGCGGTCCAGTGCGGATTCAGTGGGCACGCCCATATCACGCCACCCCTGCCAGTCGTGACCCGGCCCGTGCTGTGAGGACCTCTTGCCAGAACCGCTCACACTCCTCAAGCAATCGGCCTTGCATCTCGGCATCCGGGGCCACAGGAACCACGGCAAGCCGATCCCGCAGGTCAAACCTGGCCCCGTCGTTGAAGCTCACGTAGTCGAGCCGATCGAGGCCCGTGACAAGAAGTTGCCACTGGCACTGCGGCTGGTAGTGGACCGGAACAAGACCGGCCAGAGCGATGTCGTGGGCCTGCCAGGAAGGGCACTTGATCTCGATTACCCAGCGATCACGTTCCGGGGCTTCGCACAGGCCATCCAGGGACACACGCATCCAGGTTGCGTCGTCATGCTCGACACAAACCGGTTCGGCCCGGCATCGCTCGTTTCGGCAGTACAGGCTGCGAGCGACCGGCTCAAGCCGGTTCCCCCGTCGCATGGCAAAGGTGCTCTCCCGCTCCACACGGGTAGCCTTCTCGGCCAGCAGTTCTTCGCGGGTCGAGTATGGGCTCAGGCCAAGGATCGCGGCAGCATCTGAACCACCGATGCCGCCGTATCTCCAGGCCTTCCAGGCGGGTGTTCCCTGCTCCAGTCGAACCAGTCGCATGAGTGTGGCCCCTAGTTCTTTTCGTGAAGCCATGTTTCGGTCTGTCCGGCAACCTTCAGCCCGGTGGCTTCTTCCACCGCCACGCGGTGAGCGTTTGCCAGTGCGTCTTTCCAGGCCCCAAAAAGCTCGGGTACCTTTCGGGCCAGCGCCAGGTTAAGCGTGGCGACCTCAAACCGGTCGGTGTCATCCACCGATGAAAAGTAAGCTCGGAGCAAACCGGCCCGGTCGTCCTGACGAATAGCCAGTTTGTGGATCATGGCGCGTTTCATGAGGGCACCCCCTCACCAGCCGACTTGCCGTTGCGGGGTTTCTTCTTGCTCTCGATCGCCACCTTGATGCGGTCGCGAATCGCCAGTCCCTTGGCCGCAACCAAATCAAACGGTTTGGCCGCAAGACCAGGCTCAATCCCGACCTCGGGTCCAAATCGGGCCACCGCCTCTGCCCAGGTCACGCCCAGCGTGTGGCACAGTGCCAGCAAATCCTGAGCGAGTGCCGTGCCGACCCGCGGCGGCTGTTCCGTAGCCCCTGCGGGTCCCGGCCTCGCGTCGGTGTCGGCGTCGGTGTCGGCGTTGGTCGAGCCCGGCTGGTTGTACTCGGTGGGGTGGGATTCCGTGTTTGTCGTGTGCGTGGCTGATGTAACGTGCTCAGGCTCCGGCTCCGGCTCCGGCTCCGTGTTGGGCTCAGGTGGCGCAACGCTGGATGCCGGCTGGGCAACTGGTGGTTTGCTGGGCGGTGTGGCAGACGTGGGCCTGGTGCGTGCCTTGCGGACGGAGTCGCTAAAGGCCTTGAACCCGGCCTCGGCACCCGCCGACACATCAATTTGACCAGTAATGCCGTAGCGATTTCCGGCCTCCCAGAGCGGCGACTGGTCAAAACACAGCACCCGTCGCAGTGTGCTGCGGGCCTTGGTTCGGCCGCTGTCCGTTTCGTAGGTGTCGGCCTGGAAGTGTCCGAACGCGATAATGTCCGACCATTTGTGGGTCAAATCCCAGAGCTTGTCCTGGCAGGCAGGTCGGTACTTGTCGTATGCCTCGTCGGCGGTTGGATCCTCAAACTTCTTGACCTGGGTGTGGGCCAGCAACACGACACCCATCCGACGGACCGCCCGCAGTCGATCGAGGTCCGCCAAAAGCCCGAGCCACTCGACCCGGCACGAGTCCCAGCCCTTGCCGTAGGATGCGAACTTCGACTGGGAGCCGTTGAACTGGGTCTTGCGGACGTGTTCCTGGCAAAGAATCTCGGCCCCGTTCGCAGTGTCAATCACGAGCAGCCGATACGGGTGATCCTGGTCGGCCAGTTCCCGAACCGCCTGTCGCAAGGTCGCCCAGGTCGGCGGGTCCGACTCGTCGTATGGAAAGTGGGCCGTTGGCGGAACACGACCGCCGGCAATCAACTCAACAAGGCCCGTCTCGCCGCGAGTCATGAAATAGATTGCGTTCGGGGCGTGCGTGAACAGCGACGATTTGCCCCACTTCTCGCGGGCATACAAAAACACGCGGGACGGGAGCTGAGACGCGGACGTGGTCACACGGGAGAGAAGCGACACGGGACACCTCACAGGTTCAGGAAGTCACGGAACCAACACCAGGTGCCCATTGAGCACCCACACACACAGAGCGAACCCAGGAATCGAACCCGGTGCGACTGCTCTCTGTTCCGTATCAGTCACAGGCCCAGCCGTTCGCATGATGCCGGCCTCTCAGCCGGCCGCAGGTTGGCCCACCCCCTGTAGGTGCCGTGGATCAGGGGCCGGCACACGCCCCACACGTCACGCACGTCACAACGGCAAGTTGCGGCGTGATCGCTCCAGACTGGCCGCAACCGCGATCCGATCGTCGTCGTGCATTCGCAACATGGATCGAAGCTTCGCGTTCTCGTCTGTGAGCCGATTGCAGTCGGTAGCCAGCTCGATCGCCACCCACACGGCGTAGGCCAGCAAAATCAGGGAACCGGTGAGAAGCAAGCCCGTCATGCCGTCACCCCTTCCGGTGTTTGATTGGTGATCGTGTACCGCTGCTCGGCCGCCACCTGGCGAATGATCCCCGGCAAGACGTACAGCCGAATGTCGTGCAGGTCGGGAATATCCAGGTCGCGGGCCGCCGCCGCCAGGCAGTCGCGGGCCGATCCAGTGGCGAGCTGCTCGATCACCACTGCGTCGTTGTTTCGCACCACGGCGATCTCGTCGGGATCGCTCACCCAAAACAGGACATAAGCCGGGCGTGCCATGTGTTCCTCGGTGTCTGGTTCCTGTCACTCGTACCCAGTGCGACGGGTGGGGCTCGAACCCACTGGCTTCCGGCGTGTGCTCGATGCGCCCTTCACCTTGCACCCGCTAAGCCCGTCGCGGTCCCGGTTCGATCAGGCTAGCCGCGCCAGCGTGATCCCTACCACCGGAGAGGATCCCGTTGCCCTAACGGGATCGAAGTGGGCGTTACGGTCGCCACCCTCCCTGTTGCCTTCCGTGGCAACACCCGCTTCATGCGGGGTTTTCACGCTCGGGTCGGAAACCCGAGAATTGTTTCCACAGCGTCATTCCCGTCGCGGGTGGCTCGTCGCATGATCCGCTGCAACCACGCCACCCGGGCCTCAGCCACGCCCCGCCGCCGCCGCTCACGCCAGAGCATCACGGCCAGAACCACACACGCTGTTCCGATTGCTACTGTCACGGCCAAACCCTCCTGGTGATTCCGCCGACTGGCCCCGCCGCAACAAGCGGCGGTTGTGCAGTGGATGCCCCCCGGCGAGACTGCGAAACCCGCCGCGTATGTCCCGCACTGGCCAGCCGGCTGGTTCAATCCTGTTCCTCACCACCGATCTGGGGGACACCCAGCGGCAACGTGCCCTGGGACATTCGCCCCGCGTCGATTCCCGATAGCGTCGATGCAATCGCCTCATGCAACGCCCGCAGCTCCTGTTCGCTGACAAGCAGCCGTTCCCAGCCAACGGCAATCTGGTGGGGTCGGTGTTTCCGGAGATCGTCCGACACACGGCACACCTCACGGCTCGACACGATGCGCACGGGCCGATTGGAATACTTCACGCTCAGTCCTCCTGTTCCGTGAGCCCGCAAGCGGCCAGCATCGCCGCCCGCAGCCTGGCCACGAGCCGAACATCCCTGTCCATCCGCCAGCCCTGCTTTCGGTAAAGCCGGGGCACGTTGTCAGCAGCCTGGGTCAGCAACTCGGCCAGATCCGCGTCGAGCCCCAGAATCGCCGCGACCTCGATCGTCGATCTGGCCGCATGGTGATAGCCCTGCCAGCGAAGCGCCTTCGGTCCAGCCGCCGCCACGAGCGGGCACCGGTACTCCGCGTTACGCACCAGCCCGGGGCCGAGCAGCCGCCACGGCCCATGGTGTGGCACCACGGCGAAAAACTCAGCCAGTGTCATGGACGCCCCTTGGCCAGACGCCGGATTTCCGCTCGATCCCGGGCCGCACGCTCACGCCGCTCCGAAGTCGTTTCCGATGCCGCCGGGATCTCGGTCGCCGTACAACCCAGCAACCGCAAGATCTCCGAACCAAAGAAACGGTAACGGTCCGCACGCGCACGCGGCACACACCGCAACCGACCACTCGCCACCCAGTTCCGCACCGTCTCGTCACACACGCCGAACAGACTCGACACCACCGGCGTGTCGTACAGCCGATCCGGCACGATCGAACCAAATGTGATCGGGGTGGACATGGTCAACTCACTGTGTGCCGCTGGGAGTGGGTGAGGCTGGTTAGTCTTTCAGTGCATCGCCAGCCGCCTTGATGATTCGCGTGTATTCAGCCTTTAAGCTGGCGTGGGCGTGCCGGTTGAGCACTTCTCCAATGCTCTCCTGCCGTACTGCACCCACGAGCCGTGCCATTTGCACCAATTCACGGGGCATCCGTGCTATTTCCGTCGATGTCTCAACCTCGTCTTCTTGGTCTGTGTCTGGCATAGCTGTGTCCCAAGTGCTGGTTACTTGTCGCTGACTGAAAATACTTTATTCAGTTTTAGTGACTTGTCAACGTGAATTTGCTTGTTACCATGTAACACGGGCTAGTTGCCAGCTACACTTCCAATTGAGGGGTACATTAATGGTCACAACAATGG